ACTAATGGTCTTACATTTAACAACGCTACTACACAGGCTAGTGCTGGAGTGGTGTTACAAGTTGTTAATGCTACTTTTTCAACAACAGTAACAAGCAATTCTAGTACTTTTGCAGATACTGGTCTTGCTGCAACTATTACTCCAAAATTTGCAACAAGCAAAATATTAGTAGAAGTTGTTGTAAACGGATGTAGAAAATATACAAGTGATACAGTTTTGCAATTACAGTTATTAAGAAGTTCAACAAGAATAACTGGAATAGATGGTTTTATTGCTTTTAATGCAAGTACCTCTAATAATGCAGTGGGAAGTTCCTGTGCTTCCTATTTAGATTCTCCAGCCACAACTTCTGCAACAACATATAAAGTTCAACTTGCAAGTAGTGCAAATTCAACTGGTGTGAGAATCAATGAATATACCAACACTACTGGTGAAACAGTTTCATTTATTACATTATTGGAGATTGCTGCATGATTGATATTCACCAAGCAATTTTAAAACTATATCCTCAAGTAAGAGTTATTCGTGGCGATGAAGCCTGTGATGCTGACGGCAATGAAGTTCAATATGACTTATCTACAGTACAAGCCTACGCAGAATCACAAGCATACATCGCTAAGAGAGCAGCAGAGTACCCTCCAATGAGTGACTACCTAGACGCTATTGTTAAGGGAGACACACAACAGCAAGAAGCCTATATCGCAGCTTGCTTGGCAGTAAAGGCTAAGTATCCTAAATGAGTGAACATGTTGAACGCATAGCTGTGTTAGAAGCTGAAGTAGAAAAGCTACAAGCCAGCCAAAAAGAGATACTAGAGTGCATCCATTCTGTTCGTGATGAGATGATGCGTTATAAAGGCTTCCTCGGTGGAGTAGCTTTCTTAGCTTCTGGTATCGGTATATTCTTAACAGTCTTCAAAGACTGGATTCTAAAACACTTCTAAGGACCTATGAGCAGACCACACTCAGTTGGGGTTATTCTAACTCCTAACACAGTAACTACTTTGTTTACTGTCCCTACTCGTAACATTGCTAGATGGTCTTTGTTATACGCTTATAACGGGACATCCTCAGCTAAGAACTTTAGAGCTTGGTGGTATGACAAGTCAGCTAACGTAGAGATTCCTATTGTTTATGACTATCCTCTAGCCGCTAAAGGTTATCTCAAGTTTGACGGTTCTGAGGTAATCCTAGACGAAGGCGACGAGATTCGTGTCTTTATAGAGTCTGGAGCAACTAATCCCGGCTGTATTATTACAGTCGAAATAGACCAACGCAGTACTGTACAACAATTTAACTAAGGACTAAATATGAAGATGGCTCAAAAACAAGCTAAAGTAGGCAAGGTTATGTCTGAATACAAAGCTGGCGGTCTACATAGTGGCAAGGGTGGTCCAGTAGTTAAGAACCGTAAACAGGCTATTGCTATCGCTATGAGCGAAGCTAAGATGCCTAAGCCTAAGATGATGAAAAAGGCTGGTAGAGGTCGCTAATGCCTAAAGACACTAAACTAGCTAAAGTTGGTGTCTCAGGCTATAACAAGCCAAAGAAGACACCTAGCCATCCTACTAAGTCCCACGTTGTGGTGGCTAAGGTCGGTGACAAGACTAAGACTATTCGCTTTGGTCAACAAGGTGTCTCAGGCAGTCCAGAGGGTTCTGCTAGAAATAAGTCATTCAAAGCTCGCCATGCTGAGAACATTGCTAAAGGTAAGATGTCTGCTGCTTACTGGGCTAACAAAGTAAAATGGTAAAAAAATAACTTGCTTTTTTTGTAAAAGTATGTTACACTAAGGAAAATATGGCATCTAAAAACTACCTAGAACTGACTAACGATGTGTTAGTACGACTGCGTGAGCCAGAGGCTTCCTCAGTATCTGATAACGCTTATGTCAAGCTCATCTCCAAGTATATCAATGATTCTAAGCGTCAGGTAGAAGATGCTTATAATTGGAACGCTTTGTCTGAGACATTATCTGCTGTTACTGGCGCTGATGTCTTTAACTATGTCTTAGAAGGCACTGGTCAACGATTCCGTGTAATTGATGTCTTAAACGACACCAGTAACTTCATTATGAAGAACGTAACCACTCGTTGGATGGATGAACAGTTCTTGTTGACATCACCTCCAAAAGGTGCGCCAATGTACTATAACTTTAATGGTACAGACACAAATGGCGATACACAGGTAGATGTCTTCCCTATTCCGAATGGTGTCTATAACTTACGATTTAACGTCATTCGTCCACAAGTAGAATTAGTAGCTAACTCAGACAAACTCTTAGTTCCACACGAGCCTGTAATCCTTGGTGCATTGGCTAGAGCGCAAGCTGAACGTGGTGAAGATGGCGGTGTTCAATCTGCTGAGACATACGCATTATTTAAACAAAGCCTTGCTGATGCTATTGCATTAGAGTCTGCAAGATACGTTGAAGAAGAATGTTGGTTTAGTACATAATGGCTGGACAACTACAAACACAATCTATCGCAGCACCGGGATTCTATGGAATCAATAGCCAAGAGTCCAGCATCACTTTGTCTTCTGGTTTTGCGCTTAAAGCACAGAACTGTGTAATTGACAAATATGGTCGTATCGGCGCTCGTCGTGGATGGACACCAATCAACGCTACAAACTCTGACTTAGGTTCTAACCCAGTTGAGTTTCTGTATGAGTTAGTTGATGGCGGCAGCAATCAGTTAATCAGTGCTGGCAACAATAAGTTATTTGTCGGTACTTCTACACTGGTTAAGAAGAATGTACGCAACGCAGATAACTCTGGAGATGTGTCGTACACTATTAGTGCTAACAACTGGCAAGGCGCTGCTATCTCTTATGGCGACATTGCCGACTTTAACGCTCATGTCTACTTAGCACAATCTGGACACCCTATGTTGGTGTACCATGAGCTAACAACATCTGGTGGAGACTTCCACGCTCACGATAGCGGCTCTTTTGGCTTTCAACGAGTTGGTGATGCAGCTACCCTACCAGCTAATCACAGCACCTCTACATTCGCTCCTTCGTGGGTTCTAGCGGCTTATGGTCGTATCTGGTGTGGTGGCATTACTGGAGACACACAGACTGTTTACTTCAGTGACTTGCTAAAAGGTACAGACTTTCTAAACGGTTCTGCTGGTTATTTAAACCTACAAGAAGTATTGCCTAACGGTGACGCTATTGTAGGCGCTGCAGCACATAATGGATTTATCATTTTCTTTGGTAAGAAGAATATTGCTATTTATAACAACCCGTTACAACCTGCTGACTTAGCATTACAAGATGTTATCTACAACGTAGGATGTATCGCTCGTGACTCTATTCAGAATATGGGTACTGATGTACTGTTCTTATCTGATGGCGGTATTCGCAGTTTACAGCGTGTGGTACAGGAGAAGTCCTTACCAATGCGTGATGTGTCGAAGAACATCCGTGATGAGTTCATGGCTAACGTAGCTTCTGAAACAGACTTAACAAAGATTAAGAGTATCTATTACGAAAAAGATGCTTTCTATGTTATCACTTTACCTACAACTAGGTTTGCTTATTGCTTTGATACTCGTGGCTCGTTGCAAGATGGTGCAGCTCGTGTAACTATTTGGGACGGTATCGAACCTAAAGCCTTCTTTGTTAATCAAGCTAAAGAGCTGCTACTAGGTAAGACATCTTACATTGGTAAGTATTATGGACACTCAGACAATGGCTCTTCTTACCGCTTACAGTATTATACTAATTACTTTGATTTTGACGCTTCTACTAAACTCAAGATTTTAAAGAAGATTGGCTGGGTCTTGATTGGTGGAACACAACAGTCTGTAGCTATTAAGTGGGGTTTTGACTACACCGAAGGTTATCAGGCTACAACATACATACTTGATAACGCTACTGTCTATGAATACGGTATTGCTGAATACAATATTGGTGAATACACTTCAGGTATTGTTTTAGATAGATTCTCAATTAATGCTGGCGGTCAAGGAACAATTATGCAGCTTGGTTTAGAAGCGGAAATCAATGGAAACCCTTTGTCTATTCAGAAGATTGACGTAGCGGTTAAAGCAGGTAAAACAATAGTTTAAGGATAAGATATGTCAGATTACAC